CCAAGAAGTACAAAGCTGCTGGTGGTGGCTACAAGTGAAAGCTCCACAACAAAGCCTTAAAGATTGGGGGGCGCAGAAATGGAGGACCAAGAGTGGTAAGAAATCTTCCGTTACAGGCGAGCGTTATCTACCAGAGAAAGCGATCCAATCTCTATCTCCAGCAGAGTATGCAGCGACGACGCGAGCTAAAAGAGCTGGTAAAGCTAGTGGAAAGCAGTTCGTCAAACAACCCAAATCAATTGCAGCAAAGACAAAGGGATTTCGATAATGGCTAAATCGTTTCCAGACCTAAACAAAGACGGCGAAGTAACAAAAGCAGATGTGCTTATGGGCCGAGGTGTTATAAGTAAAAAGAAGGGCGGTTGGATTTCCAAGGCTATAAAGAAGCCCGGTGCCCTGCGTCAGTCTCTTGGCGTTAAAAAGGGTGAGAAGATCCCCGCTGGCAAACTAGCTGCTGCCTCTAAGAAGCCCGGTAAGATGGGTCAGAGAGCGCGGTTAGCGCAGACTTTAAAGGGGTTTAAGAAGTGACTACTTCCGGCACCGCAGCGTTTAATCTTGATGTCAATGACATCATTGAAGAGGCATTTGAGCGCTGTGGCGTAGAGGTGCGCACGGGTTATGAGCATCGAACTGCTCGTAGATCTATGAACCTGTTAACGGTTGAGTGGGCTAATAGGGGTATCAATCTCTGGACCATTGAAGAAGGGTCACAACTTTTGACTCAGAACGTGGCTACTTATACATTGCCGGTAGGCACCATAGATCTTTTAGAGCACGTAATTCGTACAGATCCTGCTACGTCAAACCAAACTGATATAAACATCAGCCGCATTAGTGTTTCTACTTACTCTACGATTCCAAATAAAACCGCTACTGGGCGACCGATTCAAGTGTATGTTGACCGTAGAAGTGGGGCCACTACCCCCACAGGTGTGCAGAACCCAACCATTACTGTTTGGCCCGTGCCGGAACCTGGGTCAGCTTACACGTTTGTTTACTGGAGAATGAGGCGTATTCAAGATGCTGGAAGCGGTACGAACACTCAAGATATACCTTTTAGGCTTTTGCCTTGCTTGGTTGCCGGTCTTGCGTATTATCTTTCCATGAAGATCCCAGAAGCCGCAAATCGTATTGAGATGTTAAAAATGGCCTACGAAGAGCAGTGGCTGTACGCCTCTGGTGAAGACCGAGAAAAGGCTTCTGTGCGGTTTGTGCCCAGGGACATTTTCTATGCCTAGTAAATTTGCCTCTGGCAAATACGCCATATCGCAGTGCGACCGGTGCAACTTCAGGTACCCCTTGAAGATGCTAAAAAAGCTCGTCATCAAAACAAAGAACGTTAATCTTTTAGTCTGTCCCGAATGTTGGGAGCCTGACCAGCCGCAGTTACAGCTTGGTCTTTATCCGGTTAACGATCCACAAGCTATTAGAAATCCTCGCCCTGACAGCCCTAGCTACATCGTGTCCGGAGTAAATGGCCTTCAAATAAATCCAGCAGGCGGTACTGGTCAGGATGGTTTTGGTTTGCCTCAGGGCGGTAGTAGAATCTTCCAATGGGGATTTGCTCCTGTAGGCGGTGCTAGATCTGATGCGGATGGTTTAACCCCAAATAATTTGACGCTGGGCGTAACGCTCGGTTCTGTAACCGTAACAACTGTATAGGAGTCTAAAATGACCTCGCACACGATGAAAGATGTAGCCAAGCAAGAAGTCAGATCGCACGAGAAGCGCGTACACGGCATGAAAAAGGGCGGTAAAACTAACTTGGACATGAAAAAGTACGGGCGTGGTATGGCTAAGGTGATGAATCAGCGGTCTTCCTCAAGGGGGCGATAATGGGCAAATACAGCATGAAAGTTAAGGGTAAAGAGATTGGCCCTGCTGAAATCTATGCGCCTCCGCACACGATGAAAGGCACGCCTACCACTGTGAAGACATATCAGACCACAGAAAGCGGCCCTGAGATAGTCAAGAAAATGAATATGTCGGTGGGTAACATCAACCGGTTTGAGCCGCCTATCAATCCCTATGGGGTTGGTGAGATGCGTGGGTATGGCGCTGCTATCAAGGGACGCAAAATCAGCGGGAAAATGGGCTAAATGGACTACGCTCAGCTTTTTGAGACTATCAAGGGATACGTTGAAAACGATTTCCCAAACACTCAGTTTACGGATTCGACTGGGGGTACGGGCACGTTTATATCCAAAGATCAAGTCGATACATTCATTGAGCAAGCTGAAGAGCGTATCTTTAACTCGGTTCAGTTTCCCTCTATCCGTAAGAATGTAACTGCCTTAACAAGTGCGTTCCCGGCTGATCCTCGGGCTATGTATTTAGGTGCTCCTGGAGATTTCTTGGCTACGTATTCTATGGCGGTTATTGACGATAGCGGTAATTATGAGTATTTGCTTAACAAAGACGTCAATTACTTAAGGGCTGCTTACCCAAACCCTTCTACAACAGGAATCCCTAAGTATTACGCTTTGTTTGGTCCGACCACTACGAACACTGATCCACCTGTAATCACGAACGAGTTGACCTTCCTTTTAGCGCCCACTCCGAACATTGCATACACTATTGAGATGCACTACTTCTACTACCCGGAGTCGATTGTTACGGCGGGTACGACGTGGCTTGGGGATAACTTTGACACCGCGTTACTGTATGGGGCACTTTGTGAGGCGTACACCTTTATGAAGGGTGAGCCGGATGTCCTCGCCAACTACAACAAGCGGTACGAAGAGGCCATGATTTTGGCTAAACGTCTTGGTGATGGTATGGAGCGCCGAGATGCCTATAGGTCTGGTCAGGTCAGATTGTCGGTGAACTAAATGGCATTTACGGGCAACTATGTTTGCAATTCCTTTCTTTCTCGTGTCCTTGACGCAGATTTTGATTTTGGCTCAGGCACAGCAGATGTCTACAAGCTTGCTCTGTACACTAATGCGGCGACACTAAATGCACAAACCGCTGCCTACACTACGGACGGAGAGGTCGTTGCCTCTGGATACACGGCTGGCGGTCCTGTTATTACCCCGACAAAAGGCATCACAGGCAATACAACAAGTGGCACAGCCTTTGTCAGCTTTGCCAACGTCTCCGTGTCTGCTGCTTTTACGGCCCGTGGCGCGTTGATTTATAAGGAGAATATAGGTATTGGTAATCCGGCTGTTTGTGTTTTAGACTTTGGTTCAGACAAAACGTCCACAACGACGTTTACAGTAACTTTCCCCCTTGCATCCAGCACGGATGCACTAATTCGACTTTCTTAAGGAGTAAATGATGGAATCAAAAGCACGAAGCACCGATAAGGTAAACGCTACTATTGAGCGTTTTTCTGGTTTTAGCGAAGGCGCTGTTGGCGGCGGTGTCTTTATATTTGAAGCCTACGACAAAGACGGCAACCTGAAATGGCGTGATGAGGCTAAAAACCTGACCACGAATACAGGTCGTCAAAGCATGAATACCGAGTTTTTTACCGGTACGAGTTACACGGCTGGTTGGTACATCGGTTTGGTGAACAATACCCCCACCCCTACTTATGCTGTAGCTGACACCATGGCGTCCCACGCTGGTTGGGTAGAAACTACAAGCTATTCAGGCACAAATCGTGCAACGGCTGACTTTGGTACGGCTACTTCAGCAAATCCTTCGGTAATCGCTAATACGGTTGCTTCGGGTGGTACGGTTGCGGTATTTAACATTACTGGCACGGTAACTATCGACGGCGCGTTCTTAACAGAGACTGAGGACAACTCGACCAATACCGGCATCCTGTTCTCAGTTGCAGCTTTTGAAGCCCCAGGTGATCGTTCGGTTGTCAACGGTGACACCTTGAATGTGACATATCAGTTCAGCCTTGCTGACGCTTAAGGAGTAGAAAATGGCAACAACATTTCAAAAAGGCCAGACTGTTCGTTTAGCCAAAACTGTTCCGCAAGGGACGATTGAAAAGCTTCGTATGGATGAAGATGGTAACTTCTTCTATCTTATGCGGTGGGTCAAAGAAAATGGCAAAACTACGTCTCGCTGGTTTGCAGAAGACGAACTCGTAGCCGTAGAGTAAATGTCTGATATTAGCGGTTGGAGTTCTGGCCCTTATGGGTCTTCTTCATGGGGTGGTTCTGCCTATGTCCGTGATATAGCGGAAGCAGCAGCAGCTTCAGAACTTCTATTCGCTTTAGGTGCCTTTACCCCAACGATTGCTGAAGGAGCGTCAATAGCTGAGATTGTTGACTCAGCTGGTAACGACTTTACCGCAGCCATCATAGAAGCCGGTACGGGGGCTGAACTTGTTAGTAGTGGCCCGATATATCCCAGGGCAGTGGCAGAGGCAGCTACGGCTGCTGAACAGCTTTTGGGTGGGTACGCAGTTGGTAGCTCAATAATTGAGCTTGGTACGGCTTCAGAGACTGTCACATCCTTATACAACGTCGGGGCCACAGTCGCAGAAGCATCGAACCTAACTGCAGGCTGGCGTGGGGGTTTTCCCTATGATGCCCTAATTAGCACGATTGGTTGGGATAAGGGTGAATATGGCTTTGGCGCTTGGGGGTTTGGTAATGGTGGTATTAAGGTAGCGGCTACCCCATCAGCTACCCCTGAGCTTGGAACTTTGATTTTAGAAGCCGCAGGTGCGGCGGATCAAGTTTCTGTACTGCAAGACCTGTCTTGTACGATTTTAGAAGCTGCACTGGCGCAGACTCAGATTTCAGCTTTGTATGACGTAAATTCGCTCGTCCAAGAGATCGCCCAAGGGGCGGATACCGTCTCCGCGTTTGTTCAGCTTGGCAACGTCGTCGTAGAAGCAGCCCAAGCAGCAGAGCTAACGTCTGGCGGTGTTCTTTTTGGTAGCGCTATTGTAGAATCAGCTACAGGTGCTGAGGAAGTTTCGGCTATCGTTATCTTGATTCCAGCCTCAATTACGGAGTCAGCCACGGGTGCAGAATTACTTAGTACAATCGCAACACTCAATATTCCTGTATTAGAGGGAGCAATCGCCTCTGAACAAAACGTAGCAGTCGTAATATTCAACTCAAATATTTTGGAAAGTGCCGACATGGCTGATGAAATCTCTTGTAGGCTGCTGTGGGAAATCATCAATACGTTCGACGACACAGACTGGAATGTCACTCCAACTAGTAATTAGGGGTAAAAAATGGCAAGCACTTACTCTCCTTTAAAAATTGAGCTAATCGGTACCGGTGAACAAGCCGGTACGTGGGGCACGACAACTAACACCAACCTTGGTACGGCTCTTGAAGAAGCAATTACCGGGTCAGCAGACGTAGCCTTTTCCAGCGCAGACGTCACCCTCACCCTAACAAATAGCAACGCTGCTCAGACGGGACGCAATCTCAGGCTAAACCTTACTGGTACGTCCGGTGGCGCCAGGAACCTGGTCCTCGGGTCAGGAATGCAGATTGAGAAGCTTTACCTGATCAACAACGGCCTGGCCGATGCGGTTACGGTAAAAAACACTACAGGCACGGGAATAGCTGTCGCAGCAGGAAAGACGGCATTTGTCTTTAACAATGGCACAAACGTAGTTGATGCAATAACCCATTTGTCTTCTCTTACCCTTGGCGCGGCGTTACCGATTGCTTCTGGTGGTACGGGCATAACCGCTTTTGGCACAGGCGTAGCGACTGCTTTAGGCCAAAACGTCACAGGTTCTGGTGGTATAGCACTTGCAACGTCACCAACTTTTGTTACTCCCACCCTCGGTGTAGCAACAGCAACAACGGTAAACGCCACGACATTTGATACCAATGTTGCCGCAGCTGGTGTAACGCTTTCGGGCACGACCCTGGCTGCAGACGGCACGGACGCTAACATTAGCATTACAGCCACACCCAAAGGAACTGGTGAACTTGTAACAGCCAATTTTATGTCCGGGGTCTTCTCCGACCGAGTGGTTGCTCTGGGAAACATTGGGGCAGGCTTAACGCTTAACGCCTCGCAGGGAACGGTCTACACAGCCACCCTGAATCAAACCGGAACCCTGACTCTTGGGTCCTCAAACGCAACCGCAGCAAGGGCAACATCGTTTACTTTGGTGCTTACCAATGGCTCAGGAGGTCCTTTCACTTTGACTCTAGCCGGTGGTACATTTAGGTATTCTGATGGAACGATTAGCCGTACAACGACTGCAAACGCTATAGACGTTTGGTTCTTTTTCTCAACCGACGGTGGGAGCAACTGGTTTGTCTCAATCCCCATCAAAAACGCCACTACTTAAAGGAGTATTGAAATGGCACTGACCGAAGATCAACTCAATCAATTAGAGTTCCAAAAAGCCCAACAGGCTTTGAACAACAATAACCGTATGGAAGCCGTGCGTCTCGCGCGGGATATTCTTATGGAAAACGACCGCAACAAGCCCACGGGTGAGCGCGGTATCTCGCCTGTTGATATAACTGCCTTTGCTGAAGCGATTGTCACTTTTGTAGAAGAGTGACTGAGTTTCATTACTTCCCCACCGCTGTGTATCGGGAGGAAAAGCCCGAGTGGGTCAGTCACGTGCTTAAGCAGGTTGATCGCCACTACGAGCAGCAAAAGCAGTTCAACAAAGAGCAAAACGTCAACTACCCGGTGGTCCAAACGGGCCACATGGGTAACGATCCAGAGCTTTCTTTTTTAGCGGATTATTTCCGTCAAACTGCCGCAAACATCCTGGGGCAGCAGGGTTATTTCCTTGGGGCTTACGATTTCTACACCTCAGGCATGTGGGGTCAGGAGGTTGCCTGTATGGGGTCACACGAGCCTCATGTCCATGCCAATACCCAGATGTGCGGGTTGTATTTCCTCGACATCCCTGAGGGTGGGTCTTTCCCCATTTTTTCCGACCCCCGGCCAAGCAAGGTGATGAATGACTTCCTCATGGCTGACGGCGAGGTCAGGGTGGGAACCCCAAAGATTTACTTCAACAACATGGTCCCTGGGACGTTTATGTTCTTTAATGCGTGGCTTCCCCATCAGTTCACACCAAATCAGTCCCAGCAACCAACCAAGTTTGTTCATTTCACCTTAGGGTGTAGGGAGAGAACTAATTGATGCAATACATGCTGACACCGTATGCAGAGGCACAAGAACCTTTTGCATGGTGGGAGGGAGCATTTAACAATGATCAGCTTAATTGGTTACAGCAACAGGCCAGAAGTGCGCAACAAAAGGCCGGAGTAGGCGGTGGTGGTGTAGGGGGAGTAGATCCGAACATTAGACGGTCTGACCTGAACTGGATGCCTAACACCCCAGATACGCAGTGGGTTTTTGAAGCTTTGGGGCATGTCGTGT